TCCGCGAGGTCGGTCACGTACACCATGTCTGCGATCTGCTCGCCGTCGCCGTAGATATGCATCGGTTCATCGCGCAAGGATGCCATTACCAAGGACGGAATGATCTTCTTGACTGGCCCAGTCTTCTGTCTCGGACCGTAAGCATTTACGGCACGGACGATGGCGATTTTGGTGCCCCACTCCTGATTCGCCATGAGCGCGAACCGTTCCGTGGTGGACTTGGTGATGGAGTACGTGTTATTCATCCAATGGTTACCAAGCGTGATGTACACACCAGGGCGAGTGTAGTGTCGCATCGCTACGAACACATTCAACGCGCCGAGGATGTTCGTCTCGACGGCGGGCATCGGGTCCATGACCTGTTCGGCGGTGCCGAGGATACCTGCCAGGTGGATGGTCGCGTCTGTGTTAGAAACAGCGTCAAATACTGCCGTACGGTCGCGCACATCTCCGAGGATGGTCTCATATTCAACCTCGCGTGCACGACGCCTGTCGAAGATGACCGGGGTGTGCCCTCTAGCTACTAGATTCTCAATGACGTGTGATCCGATGAAGCCAGTACCGCCTGTAACTAATACTTTCATCTACTCTCCTCCAAGTAGTTTGCTGCTTTGTGAATAAAATCCGGATTGTTCTCTATGAATCCTATGTGTCTATTGCACCCCTCGCACAACAAACCGCGTACCTGTCCCGTCTTATGGTTGTGATCAATATCAAGACGACGACGTGTTGGGGGTTTTCCGCATATAGCACAAACCCCATTCTGTGCTAGCAAAAGTGCATCATACTCATTGATAGTGATACCATAACGTCGAAGAAGCTGGATGTTGCGGCCAATGCCATCACCAAAATCAGGATGCAATCGCCGCCAGTTCTTTCGGCTACAGTAAGCAGAACAAAACCGAAATGCCGGACCCCGGCCCTCTTGTTTTGGGACAGGCTTCGTACAGTATGGTCGTTCGCAGACTTTCATGCGTACTCCTCGCGGTAAGGCGTGGCCTGTGCCGGGCCTTACACCGGCACAGACCGCGCGGGGATGTTGCGTTAGCCCGTTAGGCTTAGATGTTCACCTTCACAAATGCCTGGGGGCGAAGAACCGTCAATCCAAGGCGCTCTTCTGCCCGAATTGCAGTTAGATTCTTCCTGAAGTAATCTGCATGCGAGTTAGATGCCTCGACAGACAGACCGCCCTTTCGCCACAAGGTCGCTGCGTCGCGGAACGCACCGACAAGCGGGAATCCAAGCATAGCCTCACGCGTCACGACAACACGGACACCCCAAGGGTTACGTGCTGGCGCTGCGTACGGACCACCGGAGAAGTACTGGCCGTTGACAGCGTCCTTCGACGTCGCCATCTTCCAGAAGTCCACCGGGTGAACCACAACCGCGTCCGGCTCCATACCAGCGCCCGTCTGGACGGTGAGGATACCAGCAGCGATTGCGTCGAACGTGTTCGTTGCACCTGCGCCCAAGAGGTCAGATGCGTCGGCCGTAGCGATACCGGATCCGAGCAGCTTGTTCATGAGGTAGGCTTCCTCAGCCTGTCGCACGAAAACGGTCAAACGACCGTTAATGTACGAAGCGATCTGAGGCTCGTCCTCGAGCATCTCGTCGGAGATCGGAAGGAACGCCGCGATCTTCTCGATGCTCGTTGACTTCTTGGTGAAGTCAACGAACACTGCGGGCTTAGCAGCACCCTCGGCCGTGGTCTTCGCAAGCGAAGACTGACCTGAGTACGGCTGGTGACCCAACAGGGTACGAGTCGTTGTCTCTTCCAGGTAGACGATCGAGTTCTGAGTCGCAGTACCCTGCGCGAACAGAGATGCGATGGTCAGAGGCTCTTCAACCGGTGTCACCATCGGTGCTACCTGCGGGTTCAGAGGCAAAGTGCCGCCTGCACCCGTGATGCTTACGACGGTTGTAGCAGGTGATCCACCGTCGTCCAACTTCATTCCAAGAGCTTCTGACGTGATCTCAACTGGGCCAGAGGTCCAGTTACCAGCCAGGCCGCGCGCCTTAAGGCGCTTGTAGCCCTCAGACTTGGTGAATGCGTCGCCAAGAGACTTGGCAGGCTCATTCATCACAGTTGGTTCACCTGAGCCGACAGCAGCTGCAGACTCGACGGCACGAAGAAGATCCTCGTTAGCGTCGATTGCTGCAATCTGCGAACGAATGTTGTTGGTCTCGGAAATAAGTCCCTCAACCTTCATACGCTCGTCGTCGGTCAGGGTACGACCCTCGGTCTCTGCTGAGCGAGCAATCTCGCGCGCCT